CTGTGGCACAATCGACAGTTAAATTAATAGTTGATGCACAGAACGCAATAGCACCATTAAAAAGAGTTAATGAACAAACGAAGGCTTTAAGTAGTAGCACAGATAAATTAAAAGGCAGATTAGACAAGAGTAATAGGTCACTACAAAACACAGGCAGGGCAGCGAAGACGGCAAGTGCTGGAGTTGGAACTTTAGTAGGTGCATTAAAACCTTTATTAGCTGCATTAGCAGTTGTTGGCACAGCAAGGTTTGTATTATTTCAAACAGCACAATTAGAAACCCAAACCAAAGCTTTAGAAAATTTGACAGGAAGTGCTGAAAAAGCACAAGCTATTGTTCAGCAAATAAAAGAATTTGGTGCTGTCACTCCATTTAAGTCATCTGAATTAATTGAAACTACAAAATTATTAAAAGCGTTTGGTTTTGAGACTGAAAATGTTGTTGATATAACAAAAAGAGTTGCAGATATTGCTGGAACTGCTGGGGCAGATATAGATCGTGTTGCATTTGCGATTGGTAAAGTTCAAGCAAAAAATAAATTTATGCAAGAAGAAAACGTGATGCTATTAGAAAAAGGAGTAAATATTCAAAAAGAATTACAACAAGTGACAGGTCTTACAGGTGATGAGCTTGCAAAAGCTATGAGCAAGGGAGAAGTTGGTGCTAATAAATTTGTTGAAGCTTTAGTCTTAGCCACAAGTGAAGGAGGGCAATTCTTTAAGGGTGCTGTAAATCAAAGTGGTACTTTAGCTGGTAAATTTAGCACTTTACAAGATGGTATTGAAACTTTGGCTCAAGTTGTAGGCGAAAGATTACAACCAGCATTAAAAAGTGCTTTAGATGTAGCAATTAATCTTGTAACAAGTGTAAATCAAGCTTTAGCTGCAACATCAATAACAGATGTAGATAAAAAAGCATTAAGACAGCAGGCATTAAGAATTGTTGAAGAACAAACCACAGCCTTACAAAGAAGTATCTTTGGTATAGGTGAAGTAAAAGTAAATTTTGAAGGTCAAGAATTTAAAGGTCAACCAGCCGCAGTTCAATCTCAAATAACAAATGCCTTAATAAATGCGGAAGTTGCAAAAAGGTTAAAAGAACAACTTGAAATTCAAAAAAAATTAGCAAAAGAGACAAAAAAAACAACAGAACCAACAAAAGAAATATCTGAAAAAACAAAAGAAACTGTTACAGCAATAGAATCGCAAGTAACTATTAATGATTTATTTAATTCTTCTTTAGATCAAACAAGTTTTTTAATTAATGATGCTGCTTTAGGTTCTAATAAATTTGCAGATGCTCTTGTAAATGTAAAAAGTGAAGCGGATCAACTAAAAGAAAAGTTTATGGAAATTGGTCAAGGTATTGAGCAAGGCATTGTTTCAAACTTAACTGATGCTGTGGTGGGAACACAGACATTAGCACAGGCGGCAGTGAATGTATTAAATCAGCTTAAAAGAAAACTTGTAGAGGTAGCAATACAAAGGGCTGTTTCTGGAATAGGAAACTTTATTGGAGGTGCATTAGGAGGCATATTTGGTGGCGGGGGAGGTACAAGCTTAACTGGTAATAAAGCATCAAATTTTTTAAAAGGTGTTGCAAATCCTTTTGCAAGAGCAAATGGTGGCCCTGTTAGTGCTGGTGGTGCTTTTGTAGTTGGTGAGAAAGGCCCAGAATTATTACAGATGGGTTCAAGAGGTGGTAATATTATCCCAAACAACCAACTTGGTGGAAGCACAACCAATATTATTAATGTATCTGTAGATGCAACTGGTAGTTCTGTTCAAGGCAATGATGCAGAGGGTCAAGCACTTGGACAATTAATTGCTGCTGTGGTACAAACTACATTAGTACAGGAACAAAGGGCTGGAGGTTTATTAAATAGGTAATGGCAACTTTTCCATCAATACAACCCACTTATGGGATGAGAAAAACAAGCAAACCAAAAGTAAGGGTTACTTCTCTTGGTGATGGTTATGAATTTAGAGCCTTATATGGCCTTCCATTGTCGCAAGACCCTAAAGTATATGATCTAACTTTTAACGTGTCTGAGACTAATGCAGATGTCATTGAGGCTTTTTTAAGAAGCAGGGTTGCAGATCAGGCAAGTTTTACATTTACACCACCAGCAGAAGGGTTTAGCGCCAAGACAGGTACTTTTGTTCAATCTGATGGAAGTGGTTCTGCAGGCAGCATTATCACTGTCACTTTTGCTAATCATGGTGTAGCAATCGGTGATGTTTTAACAATAGGTTTTTCTTTTGACAATCCACCGCCCGCTGGTATCTCAGGAACTTTTGCATCTGGATCATATGTCGTAGCTACTGCTGCTGATCAAAATACTTTTACACTTATCTCTCCAAATGATGCAATCTGTTTAACTCCACAAGGAATATTATTTACTCTTTCAGGGGCTGGTCAATATGTTTGCGATGCTTGGACAAAAACAATTCCGTATGTAAACAGAGCCATCATTAATTGCACATTTCGTGAGGTGTTCGAACCATAAATGGCTAATCCTACAGCACAATTACAAGAACTTACTAATAAATCTATTATTGAATTATTTTCTGTTGAGTTAAAACCTGATGTTCATTATACAAAATCTGCAAAAACAGCTACTTATGTTCAATTAGCTACAGAAATTACAATTTCACTAAATAGCCATGGTTTTTCTACTGGTCTTATTTTAAGTTTTGATTTTACTTCAGGAAATGGAATTGATGGTATTTATACAATTAAAACAGTTGATACAAATTCTTTTACAGTAACCGCCACAACTTCACAAACAACTAGTGGCAGTGTTTCTTTTAATGTAAATGCAACAATAACAGATCCTACTGTTTATTTATTTCATAGTGGTAATAATATGAAAGACAGTTTAGATATTATCTGGCAATCTAACACTTACACTAGAATGCCATGTGAGGCCAGTGGTTTCGAATATTCTGGAGAAGGAAAGCTACCAAGACCTACTATTACTTTTTCTAATTTACTTGGTACAATCACATCTATATTGCAACTTACAAATCAAATAACACCTTTTTCTGATTTATCTGGAGCAAAAGTTACTCGAAGACGTACATTATCTAGATTTTTAGATGAAGAGAATTTCCCGTCAAATGTAAATCCCTATAAAGTTAATTCTGTAGATCCTTCTGCTGAGATGCCCAGAGAAATATATTTTATTGAAAGAAAAGTGACAGAAAATAGAAATCTTGTACAATTTGAATTAATAAGTACTTTTGATTTGGCTGGTATTAGTGCACCTAAAAAACTTGTCACAAGAAATGATTTTATTGGTGTTGGTACTTTTGTTAATGGTTAATTATGAGTTGGAAAATTCAAGCTGAAAAATATGCAAGAGAACAATTACCAAATGAAGCCTGTGGTTTGTTAGCAATAATAGAAGGAAAAGAAACTTTTTGGCCTTGCAAAAATTTAGCGGAAGGAAAATTTGAATTTTTTATTCTTGACCCTGATGATTGGGTAGAATGTGAAGACACAGGTGAAATTTTAGGTGTTGTTCATAGTCATCCAAAAGGTGCTGCAACAGCTTCAGATAATGATAAAGCAGCCTGTGAGCATCTTGGTTTCCCATATTACATTTACAGTGTTGAGCAAAAGCACTGGATATGTTTTGAGCCTACAGGATGGGAAGCCCCTTCATTAATTGGCCGCAGATTTATCTGGGGTAAATATGACTGCTGGTCAATCGTTACTGATTGGTTTAAAGAAACAAAAAATATCGAAATAAAATACTGGAATAGACCACAGAAAATAAAAGACTTTTTAAATAATCCACAATTTGAATATGCATTACCAAAATTAAATTTTGTAAAACAACCTACTAATAAAAATATTAAAGAAGGTGATGTTTTGCTTTTTCAATCAATTACAGGTAATTTAGATCATGTTGCTGTTTACATAGGTGAAAATATGATATTAAATCACAATATAAAAGCATTAAGTTGCAGGGAACTTTTTGATCTAAAATATCAAAAAGCATTAAAGGCAGTTTATAGATATGCAGCTTAAAAAAATAAAAGTTTATGGAAAATTAAAACAATTTCTAAAACAGTCCACATTTGAAGCGGCTGTTAATTCACCACAACAAGCAGTTTTATTTCTAAAAGCAAATTTTGAAGGTGTTGAAAAACATTTAAACGAACAAATATATAAGGTAAAAATGGGTGGCAGAATAATTACAGAAGATTGTTTATCTTTACAAGGACAGGGAGATATTCAAATTATTCCAGTAGCAACAGGTTCATTGCCAGCAGTAGGTTTTTTATTCACTGGTTTTGCTTTTGAAGTCGGTGCCTTTATCACAGGTTTAGGTTTTATAGGTGCAGGGGTTCTTGGTACAGCAGTCAGTGGATTAATGACAATTGTAGGTCAAAATTTAATTATTGACGGTATAAGTAATTTATTATCATCAGGAGATAAGAGCAGAAATCAATCTTCCGTCGGGGATACAGACCCGCGAATCAGGGGGTCATATTCGTTTTCTGGTATTCAAAATATAAACACCACTGGAGTACCGATCCCGATTTTATATGGTCGCGTTTTCAGTGGTTCAATTATAATTAGTGCTGGAGTAGATACTGCACAAATGAGGAATTTATTAGCATTTGAGGGGTTGTATATACTTAGAAGAAATGATCAAGGTATTATGAGAATTGAAGTCACTATAAGTAATCATGGTTTTAAAAACATGCAAAGTATAAGATTAAATTTTAGAAATGGTCCATTATTAAATACGAGAAACGATAATA